GACATCCACCGGCATGAAGTGGAGAAGCTGGAAGATGACCACGGCAAGCGGGAGCGCGTGTATCGCGTGAAGAACACCCGTTACTTCGGTCCCTGGTCGCACAGGGGCTAATACGTTTAAGCATATCAATTCAGTGCATTTTTATCCGTCTCAGGCGGTTCAACGCAGCGCCGGCTTAACAAGTTAAGCTTGTGCTTCCTGCGTAAATTCAAACCCGGCTGAAGGAGAGTTATGGCAGTAGAAAACGAAGGCGAAGAGAGTAGCGAGTCTACGTCCTCTTCGACCACCCCTTTATCGTACCTCTTTAGTCACGACGCGGAGCCCGAAGCGAAAGCTTCTTCGGCAAGCGAGCCTGACGACAAGGAAGACGAGAAAGAGGAAGCTTCTCAAGATTTCCGCGAAGTAGAGTCTTCTCCTGAAAAGGACGACGAGAAACCGGAGAAAGAGAAGAAATCAGCCGACCAGAAGCCGGTGGCAAAACCGGAGAGTAAACCGGCTGATGAAAAAGCGGCAGCTGATAAAGAGGCCGCTGCGCAAGCGGCTGAAGCGGAAGCCAAGAAGAAGTGGGAGAACGACGAGAATCCCTTCTTCAAGCGGTATAAGGACACCGCGCAGAATTGGCAGAAGGAGCATCAAGAGAAGCTCCAGCTTCAAAGCGCCGTCACCCAAATGCAGCAGGAAGTGGGGATGCTGCGGAAGATAGCCGATGGTACATACGACCCGGAAGTCGATGACCCGGCCAAAAGCGTCACCCCCGAAATGATCGCCACCCAAGCGCTAAGCGTGGGCAAAGCCATGGCGTCCAAGACAGCTGCCATCGAGCAGCACGGTAAGGACGTTGTGGAGACACGGTTGAATGAGTTTCATGAGAAGTTCGGTGAGAACAAGCTCATTCAGTCGTTGGTGCTCAATTCGGAATCTCCTGTTCATGAAGCTTTCAGGATTCTCGACCGTCTCAACTTTGAAACGAAGTATGGCTCCACGCCGGCTGATATTCACAAGAACATCAAGGCCGAAGTGGAGAAGGAGCTTCGAGCAACGCTGAAGACCGAGATCACTGAAGAGCTTATGGGACGTGCTGATAAAAAGCACAACACCCCACGCGGCCTCTCTTCCTCGCGTGGGAGCAATGGATTGAAGACCGGCCAAAACTCAAAGGGCAAGGGTCCCACTCCGTTGAATGATTTGTTTTCTCGCTAAGGAAGGCTAAATGAGTTATATCGAAATCCTCACTGGCAACGGACTGACCGTTGAGCAGTGGGAGAACAGCATTTTCCAAGAGTACATCGGCATGCTTCAGTGCAAGAAGTTCATGGGCACGGGCACCGATTCCATCATCCAGGTCAAGGAAGACTTGGTTAAGAAAGCCGGCGATGCAATCACTATCGGTCTACGTGGCCGTGTGGTTGGCGGTTTGGTGACGGGCAACGCGAAAGCCATCGGAAACGAAGGCACGCTGTCCTTCTACAACCAACGCATCGAGATCGACAACGTGCGCCGCGCGATCAAGTTTGAAGACATCCCCATGTCTCAAAAGCGCACGATGTTCAATATCCTCACCGAAGGCAAGAGCGCGTTGGAAGACGAGTTCTCCGTGGACTTCGATGACGATGTGATCGAGGCTCTGACCGATCACGCCTCTGGTCGCGTTCGCGGGCGCTATCTGTACGGTGCGGCTGATTCCAACTGGAACGCCACCCATGCGACGGCTCTTACGAACATCGACGGCACCAACGACATGCTCACCACGAACATGATCGGTGTGGCGAAACGTAAGGCGTTGATCCCTGTGAACGCCACTGCGAAGATTCGTCCTTCCCGTTTCAAGATGGGAAAAGACTTCGAGCAATGGTTTGTTCTGTGGGCTCATACCTACGCTCTTAGGGATATGGTCAACAACGACGCCGCGTGGCGTAACCGTGAGTTGAACCTTACCCCCTCGGGCACTGGCTCCGTGCTCTTCTCTGGCTCTGCCTTCAAGGGTGCCTGGGAAGGCGTTATGGTTTACGAGAACGAGCGCTTGCCGCTGATATCGTCCACCGTTCAATGCACCGAGAACTTGCTCTTGGGTGCGCAGGCCGCTGCGGTGTGTTGGGGCCAACGCTCTAAGTTCAACGAAGAGGAAGCTGATTTCGGGCATGACGTTTCTTACGAACTGCACGAAATCCGCGGCATCGAGAAACTGGTCTTCAACCGTTCGACCGAAGAGGATCATGGCGTGGTTCACGTCTTCTCTGCTGCGGTGGCCGACTAACCGTAGCTGAAAGGAGATTTGAATTATGGCTCAGACTGCTCTCTCTCCCACTCGCGTTGAAGCAGTGGGCTCGATGACGAAGCTTGTCACTGGCGTTGCTGGTGGAAGCGGTACGTCTACCACGGTGACGATTCCGAATGTGAAGGGGATCAAAGCGGTTATTGTCAGCGGTGCGACGAGCACCACTGTCGCCTACTGCGACACGATCTCTGGCAACACCTTCACCGTCACCACGGCCAGCAACGATCTGTTCTCGTACATCGCTTTCTGCGAAGGCGGAATCTAACTACTGTAGGGGGAAGCCAGTTTGGGAAGCCTAGTGAGTTGTCCCGGCGCTTCCCCCGAATAGCTAAGGAGAAAATCAGTGGCAATCGTTAATCTTCGTCCCTACTTCGTCAAGTTGGTGAATACCCGCACCAAGCGGCCCATCGATGACGACACGGGCGTGTTCCAAGTTTACACCGCGGGCGCTGCGACTCGGGCCACCATCTACAACGCGGCTGGTACTCAGCTGACGCAAGAAGTGGTCGGTAGTTCGTTTATCTCGCGCACCATGACCGATGGCACGTTGGAGTTCTACACGGATCGCTCCGTGTCGAGCGTTGACGTTACCATCTTTACGGCTGGCGGGCGTTCGTACTTCCTGAAGAGCCTCTCGGCTTCTCAGCATCGCGCGGACGTTGACCCTGAACAAACCGAGTTCACGCTCGTTGCGGCTTTCAATGACCGCGCTTCGTGTACCACGGTTCGTCCGTTGGGTTTCCGGCTTCGCCGGGGCATGGTGGTTAAGGATGTTTTCATCAAAGTCACCGCTGCCTTCGCTGGCGCTGCGGCTGCTTCCAACCGTTACAGTGTGGGCCGTTCGGGTGCCGCAACCGGCTTCTTGAACAACATCACGCTTAGCTCCGTTGGTTTCAAGCAGGCTCAGCCTGACCTTTCCTTGACGGGTGTGGTTATCCCCTCTCGTTACGGTGCGGGTCTGGCAGAGTTCCACGCTTCCAGCACCGGCAACGTGGACTTCTATGTCCGCAAATCCTACATCGCGGCCACTGCGACTGCGAGTAACAACCTTGTCGTGAAACGGCAAACCGCTGCTACGCTCACCCATTCGTTTACGAATACGGGCGTCAGTGGAGCCGGCAAAGGGTACATCTACTTCTCGTACACCTTGCTCCCGACTGAATTGGCAAGCTAAGGATCGTCATTGGAGGGAATGATGAACACTGAAGCACACATCGCGTATCGGCGGGGGAAGATCGAAGCTTCCCTCGCTGCTACGCGGGACGTAACAGGTAAAATCGAGAGCGGGGAGTATGCGTTAGAGCATGCTCCCTGCTTTTGCGGTTCAGAGGAAGAAGAAGTTTTGACGGAGCACGAGCGCTATGGCATCCCGGCTCGCATCGTGCTCTGCAAAGAATGCGCGTTGATCCGCATCAACCCACGCATGACCAAGGAAGCTTACACGGCTTTCTACAACGACCACTACCGTTTGCTGAACGGCCCCAAGCTCCTCTCCACCAACATCACGAACGATCTGGAAGCGGAGATGGGGATGTACAACACCCAGGTGTCAAAGGGTGAGAACATTCTCAAGCAGATGCTTGAGCAAGCCATCCCTGCCCCGAAGACAGTCTTGGACATAGGCTGTCATCTAGGGGGCACTCTGAAGCCCTTCGCGGAACGCTTTGGGGCAGAGATTTGGGGTGTGGAGATCGACAAGACGAGCGCTGAAGCTGCCATGGATAATGGCTTGGCCGTGGTGGGCTCCGTAGATAATCTCATAGAGATGGGGAAGAAGTTCGACTTCATCATCATGCAAGACGTGATCGAGCACTACACCGATCTCAACGAGCTTCGCAAGGTGCGGGAGTTGATGCACAAGGATTCATTCCTTTACATCTACACCCCCGGCTTATTTCGACGGAACATCCACGGCAACCTACAGATCGCGCACACGTATTACTTTTGTGCCAACAATCTGCATTGGGCTCTTGCGGAACTAGGTTTCTTTGTCACGTTCATCGATGAAGAATGCTACGTCTTCTGTCAGCGTGTTGAAGGCCGCACGATCAACAACCACAAGCCAACTGAATGGGTGGAATATGTCCGAGACGAATTTGAGGGAAAGGACTTGCGCAAAATGCCCCCCTTCTCGGGGGTCTGCAAGTTCACCAAGGAATTGCTGTACGAGAACATGCGGGCCATCTTTCAGGCGGGTATCCCCGATCTCTCGAAAATTACTGGCACTAGAAGCGGGGCAGTGTGTCTCGTCGCCGGAGGCCCTAGCATCGACAACGAAGTGGCGAAAGTGCGGGAATTGCAGAGGAACGGTGCTGCTGTCATCACCATCCTGCGCATGTACCCTTGGTGTGTCTCCAACGGCATAGTGCCCGACTACGTGGTGTCGCTGGACTGCACCGAAGACCAGTCGAAGGGCTTCTCTAAGAAGGTGCCTGGAGTCACGTATCTGATCGCGTCAGTTGCCAACCCAAGCTTCCTCGACCACGTGAATGGCGAGAAGGTGTACGTGTTCGACAGCCGCGATGATCGCAAGATTCAGGACATGCGCCGTAAAGCCGGCTACACGCAATGCTCCGTTGTGAACGGGGGCGGCTCCGTTGCCATTTGCAGTATCTCGCTGGCCTTCAATCTAGGCTTCCGAGACTTGCACGTGTTCGGCCTCGACTGCATGGTGACAGACGTTAAGAAGGATCACGCTGACGGCATAGCCGGCACGAGCGTGGAGCTTCGGCCCATGCCTATCGTGATCGACGGCAAAGAGATCATCACCACCGGAGCCTTCTTGGAGTTTGCTAATCAAGCGCTCGACCTGTTCTCCGTGGCCCACCAAGAGGGCATGCTGAACAGTGTGAAGGTGTACGGTGAAAGCCTTATCAACTATTTATGGGACGGACAGTTCTCGGAGGGGGAATGATGTTTCGTTTTCCAACTGATCACGTATTTGTGATCGCAGAGATTGGCATTAACCACAACGGCTCAGTGGAGATCGCAGAGAAGTTGATCGATGCAGCTGCCGCCGCGGGGTGTGATGCCGTTAAGTTTCAGAAGCGCACGCCCATGATGGTTGTGCCGCCAGAACAGTGGAACGTGGAGCGCGACACCCCATGGGGGCGCATGACCACAATCGCATACCGGGAGAAGATTGAGCTAGGCCACGAAGACTACGAGCACTTGGCAAACTACGCCTGGGAGCGCGGCATGTACATGTCGGCTTCCCCGTGGGACATTCATTCGGCTAACGCTCTCTACACCTACGGTATGCCTTTCATCAAGATCGCCAGCGCCGCTGTCACGAACATCGGCTTGCTGGAGCACATAGCCAAGAACGGCACGCCCGTGGTTATGAGCACCGGCATGAGCACGCTGGAAGAGATTCAGAAAGCCGTTGGCATCCTACAGGCTCCCGGTAAGATCGAACAACTGGCTCTGCTTGTCTGCACAAGCAAATACCCGGCTCCCGTTGAGGACCTTAACCTTTCACGTATCAACACGTTGAAGGCAGAGTTCCCGGACTGCATCATTGGCTATTCAGGCCATGAAGTGGGGCTGTGGACCACCCTTTGCGCCGTGGTAGTTGGCGCACGAATCGTTGAGCGCCACATCACGTTGGACCGCTCCATGAAGGGCTCCGACCACGCGGCATCCGTTGAGCCTCACGGCATGGAACTCCTTGTGCGAGAGATTCGCCAGTGGGAGAAGGCCAAGGGCACGCCAGAGATTCGCGTGATGGAGTCCGAGTTGTCAGAGATCAAAAGGCTTCGCGGTAGCACCTTACAAGTGACAGGAGCCACACGCGCAGACGAGACGTGGATCGAAGCGAATGCTCCATGGCGTCTACGCCACTGTGGGTTAGAATGAGGACCGTATGCATAGTTCAAGCTCGGATGGGGAACAGCCGGCTCCCCGGCAAGAACGGACGGATGCTGTGCGGGAAGCCTCAGATTTGGCATGTCCTAAGTCGGATTCAGCGAGCTACATCGTTTTCGGAGATCATGCTTGCTATCCCCCACGAGAGCAATGGTGGAATCCAAATCGAAGCGGCCCAGGAACTCGGTATTCCGTTTCTCGATTACCATGGCAATCCTAACGATCTTATTCATCGTTACAAAGTGGCCGCTGACATCATGGATGCTGGCGTCGTTGTTCGCATCCCTGGTGACAATACGTTTGTTGACCCGGACGAGATCGACCGCATCGTAAACTATTATTTCGACAATCCGTGCGCCTGGGATGTTCTCACGTCGAACCTAGACCGGAACATTCACAACAACGGCTACCCCGCGGGGCTCGGAGCCGAAGTGTACGACGCGCGGTACTTCAGCATGCTCGACAAGCTGAAGCTTCCCGCTCGCCTCCGCGAGCACCCTCACAAGTGGGCCTTCGAGAGCAGCAAGGTGCGAACGATCTCGGCTCCTCCACACGTCTACAACCCGGCTTTCAGCTGGTCGGTGGACACCGAGGCAGACTGGACCTTCACGGAGGAGCTTTACAACGCGCTCTACCCCGACAATCCCGACTTCCGCATACGCGACATTAACAAGTATCTAGGAGAAAAGCATGGCTAACAACCTCACTGGCAACCCCGTTATCGTGGACACAGCAGCGGCTACCCCACTGCTCACAGGGATGCTCAATATCACTAAGATTCGCTGGTGGGACAGCGGAGCCGACATTGCCGAAGGCGATTCGGCCATTGTACAGGACGCTGCCGGTGCGGTTGTGTGGTCGCACAGGGCTGGCGGTATCGGCACTGTGGCTGACCTTGTGCCTCCGGTTGAGAGCAACTTCGTTCCAGGGCATGCGATCAAGGGGCTCCTTATCCCTACGCTCACCCACGGCACGCTGCATATCTACCTGGACCAAAGCCGCACGTCTGTCCCTGTAAAGACATGAGCCTAAAGACAAACGCACAGAAGCAGCTTGAACAGGACGAGAAGCGGAGCCGGTATCTCTACCACGACACGCTCAACATCCCGACGATAGGCATTGGCCGCAATCTGAAGCGTGGGCTCACGGAAGACGAGATCGACTACCTGTTTAACAACGATTACCGCGATCACTTAAAGGAATTGCTTGAGGCCTTCCCATGGGCAGAGCACCTTGATGAAGCACGGCTTGGTGCCTTGCTTAACATGACGTTCAACATGGGCATCACGCGGCTTCGGGGCTTCAAGAACATGCTCGCTTCAATGGAAGCAGGCGATTGGGAAGCAGCTGCCTCCCACGCGCTAAACAGTGTGTGGGCCTCTCAAGTGGGACGAAGATCACATCGAATCGCAGAACAGATTAGGAGCGGCCAATGGCAGTTTCAACAGTAGGAGAATCGGATGGCAATTAGCATAATCGACGTAAACTCCGCGGCTGGATATAAGAAGTACGTCAACACTGACATCGCGGAAGTGATCGCCGGCATAGACTCCGGTGCTGGCAAGATACACAGCATCGTCATCGATAACGTCCTGAACGCTACCGCGGTGCATCTGAAGCTATGGAACATAGCCTCGGGCTCCGTCACAGTGGGCACCACGGCTCCTAATTGGGTGTTCGTCGGTAACGGGTCCACCAAAACCACGATTGTGTTTGTTGAAGGCACCGTGTACGACACAGCGCTGTCCATTGCCTGCGTCACCACTGCTGGCACGGCTGGAGTCACTGGCCCAACGTCCAACGTCGGTGTTGAAATCATCTACGAGACATAAGGAGAACTTTGATGGCTGAAGACGCTGCAAGCGAACTAGCGAGAAACATTCTACGGAACATCGTCCCTCTCGACACGAACAACGCTCTTGTGCGCGGGGCTCAAGGTGTGCAGGACACGGGTATGTCCATCTTACAGAAGCTTGGGCTTGTACAACCCCCGCCTCCCCCGCTTAACGCTCCGCTCCCGAGGATCAATCCTCAGACGGGGCAGGTTGAGTTTCCACAAGGGTATCAAGGGCCTCGGTAATAGGAAGGGTAAATGGCTACTGGAACAACGGCGGACTTCGCTCTAACGCGAAATGAAATCATCGCGTCAGCCCTGCGCAAGATCAAGGGCTGGCCGGAAGACGGCAACCCGCCTGTTCACAAGTTGCGGGAAGCCATACGTGCGCTTAACAACATCCTCCGCGCGGAAGACCTGAAGCAAACCGGCTTGGCGAAGAGCGCGTGGGCTCAAGAAACCACGTATCTCCCGCTTGTGGCTGGCCGCTACGTCTTCAGTGCGGACGAGGACCTCCCTGCCATTCAGGAGCTTCTGTACGCCACCGTGCGCGACACGGACGGCTCAGACAGCGCTGCCCTAGACCTTATCTCGGCAGAGGAATACGCTTCCTTGGCGAACAAAGCGGAGACAGGCGATCCGCTCAAGCTTTACCTTAAACGGTCCCGGCTGCTTGAAGATCAGCGCCTCTACATCTGGCCTGCCCCTTCAAGTGTCACAGCCGGCGACAGTGTGGTGCAGAGCGACTACACTTACACGTGCATCGCGGACCACACATCCTCTTCGGAGAACAAGCCGGGTAGCGGAGCCAGCTGGCGTATGTTCTGGACGCAAGGCGACCAGACCCTCACAGCTAACACGTGGGTGACGGCTACGGCCTACGGCAACGGCGATCTCCTTGTGCTCAGCTACAAGAGGCCCCTCTACGACTTCGACGGGCCATACGACAATCCAGACTTCCCGCTTGGATGGGAAGACTATCTCATTTACAAGCTGGCCGTGCGCCTTGCCCCGGACTACGATCTAGGCATGGAGCAGCGTCAACAGCTGAAGCAGGACTTGGCGATGATCGAGACAGAGCTAGTTCCCGCTGCGCGTGAGAAAGTCAACACCATGCACAACAAAGCGAAGTTCTTCTAGGAGCACACGATGGCAGACCTACTTTACACGGCGGTGCTTGAGAAGTTCGCAGGAGAGCAATTCGATGAGGCATTTGATTTCGACGGCTTCATTCCTGAAAGCACTAGCGTTGTCAGCACTGTTATTACAGCTATCTCGACCACCGGCGTGGACATCACGGCGGACGTGGTTGTCTCCAGTTCCATTAGTGGAGACATTGTGACAGTGACCTTGCGAGCAGGGACAGAGGAACGAGCCTACTTCGTCAAGGTTGTGGCTACGTCCTCTTCCAACATACCCTCCGTCCAGGTGAAGCTGTTCAACATCACGGCTCCAGGGATATTCAGGTAAACGGCCCTTTGTTTGCCTGTCTCCCTCCACGGGCATTCAATGCGGCTCGCGGGGGGCGGGATCATCCTGCCCCCTGCGCTTAACTTAGGAGTTTCAATGCTTGCACGTGAACAGCCTCTCCCGATCACTGGATTCAAGGGCATGGACAAGTCCAGGACTGTTCCCGGTGACGGCTTTACTCGCTCCCTAAAGAATGTTCAAGTGCGTCATAACAAGGTGTCGGCACGTGGAGGGGTGACGTTCGATGCTACGTTCGGCGCTGCCATGTCAGAGGCTCCGCTTCAGCTGATGCCGTACATTGCTCCAAGCACCTTAGCCACAACGCTGCTCCGTATCGGTCCTACGAAGGTGGAGAAGAGCACGGGGGCAGCTTGGTCAGACATCACCGGCACTGCGCTTAACGGAGCATCCGGCGATAAGCCACAGTGGACAGACTTTAGAAACAAGCTCTACTTCGTCAATGAGGGTAAGGACAACCCACGCTCATGGACAGGCAGCGGCAACACGGCAGCGATAGCTTCTGGCACGGCTCCCAAAGCCAAGGCCATCATGAGCTACTACGGCTTCCTGTTCCTGCTTCACATCTATGACACTGCCGACGCGGAGTTTAAGATTCGCCGCGCCATGTACTCGGAAACCCCTGACGATGATTGGACGCAGTGCGCTCCGAATCTAGTCAACTTCGATGAGACACCCGGCGCTGTTCTCGCGGGCATTCCGTGGGGCGAAGCCGCGATGATCATGAAGGAAGACGCGGTAGTGGTAATGCGGTGGGTGGGTGGTCAGATACGTTTCTCACAGAAGCTCCTTCAAGGGGCTCCTGGCACGCTCGCTCCGCTCGCGGCTCAGCCCGTGGGTGAGAAAGGCGTTATCTACCTTGGAGACGACTACCAGCTGTACATCGCTAACGCGAACACCTTCTCGCTCCTACCGCCTAACGTAACGGACATTCTCCAGAACGATCTGTACAAGGCTGGCGTAGCCAACTGCCGCAGCGCGGTGATGGACGACCGGGAACTCTACTGCCTGTTCTTTCCTCTGGACTCTTCTGGCAACACAGGCCGCATCGACTTCAACTACCATAGCGGCGAGTTCACGTACAGCACGTACAGCACGTCGCAGCCGTGGAGCGCGATGCAGATGGTGCGGTGGACAAAGACATCGGAGCAGTCGTTGATCGGCACAAGCGGCACAGCCGCTTACACGCTGGACACGGTAGCGAAGGTGGACAACATCAGCGCCACGTCTAACGCAGAAGTGTCCCGGTACTACGACACGGATTGGCTACGTGCCAGCGATCACGGTGTGAAGGTGACAGGGGCCATGCTCACGTTCGAGGCTAACCCCTACGCCAAGTGTGCAATAAGCATCGGCTTCGATCACCAGGAGACGTTTCGCTTCCGCAAGGTGTACGATCTTCGTCCTAAGAAGAGAGGCGACACCTACGTGGAAGTGAGATACGACATTCCACCTATGAACGTGGAATGGGTGAATCTACGAATGGAGCTTTTGCCTAACACCACAAGTTCTCCGGTGCTCCTCTCTGGAGCGATCACCATGCTCCCCAACAGCGAACGGAAGGACATAACAAGAGCAGCTTCTACATCGGAGGGATAATGCAGTCAATGCTGAAGATCGGGAATCAGGTGATCAAGGTGACGCATCCTGATGGCACAGAGCTTACTATGGAAGGCGGGAAGCTAACAGCTTCCGCTCCATCCCACCGCTCTCTCGAAGCACAGTTCAATGAGGAGCTAGGCAAAGAGGGTGTGAAGTGGGGAGACGCAGTGGCTTGGATAACCAAGAAGGTGGGCATAGAACAATGCGCTGCCTGTAGATCGAGACAGTACATCCTAAACCACCTAAAGCAGCTTGGGGTGCGCGAAACCGTGCGCCAGATAAAGGAAACCTTCAGTGTCCGCAGCTGATTTCACAAACATCCGTGTGGAGAGCAACAGCTATGACACGACAACGATCCGGTATTCCTATGCCGGCGCTGGTGCTGTGTCTCTGTGGCGCTCGACCGATAATAGCTCGTTCTCCAGCATTCAGAATATCCCCGCGGCATACGGTAGTTATCCCACAATCGTGGACTCCACCGTAGCCTCGGCAACCCTTTATTATTACAAACTCAGTGACGACGCGGGCAGCACCTTTACGTCCACGTACACCGTCAAGTCCCAGGTGCAGTTTCAGCCGTTTGAGAAGTATCAGGAGTACATCACGCTGCCGGTCTTCTCTGGCAATGCTGATGTGGACTCTGCTACCCTAGACCTAATGAGATCGCAGCTGGAAGCCTACATCAACAGCGACAGATCGGCCTCGATACGGCGTAACTGCATTGTCTGTCCGGTCAACGGGGCGTTGGTGCTCGACTGCGCTGACGGCTGCTTTACCTTCACGGTGGAAGCGGCTGACATTTCGGACATCAACAGTATCTCCATCAACTGCGAAGTGCTCGAAGTGGTGTTTAACATACCAGACAGCGGGGGGTCAAACCCTATCGAAATCTGTGGGTGGGAACTGGCTTCAGGGTACACCGGGGATGAATGCTTTCAGGCTCCTATCTCCACGTCAGTGGTGCTGCCTGTTAGAATGACCGATCCTTCTCCGTGCCCTGTAACGAATACGTTGCTGACAAGTTCTCCCTGCAAGGGGGACTACATCTACGAATGCTATGACAAGGGTAGTTTGTTTAAGTCTTCTACTAGAAACCCCGCAGTAGGGGATTGTGGATGTTCGAGTTTCTTCGAGGGGCTCATTAGCGGGGACGCTCCATCGCCCTTCACGTGGTACATGCGCTCCGGTGTGCAAACAGGCATTCAGCAACGTGACCACATAGGCATGGCCGGCATGTCCATCGTGTACAAAAGCTTAAACTCAAGCTGCGTGGGTGCTCCCGGCTCTCCCAACATCCTGGAGTATAACATCGGCGGGTTTGGCGGGCAGGCTTTCAGCTGGTCGATTACAGGAAAGCCTATATTTGGCTTTGCGGTGAACGTGCCAGTGGGTGCGACAATGAAGTCGTTCACAGGCAGGGTTTTCTTGTTCGACTACAGCAACAGCCGGTATGTATGGGGCGACTACGCGAACGCAGACTTGACATCGGGAGTAATGCCGTCGATCATCACAACTTCAGCAATGACGTTCGTCCCTACTAAAATCGGCATGGTCGTGGACGGCAGTGGGATATATAGCCCGTTCTATGACGTGGTTTTTGAGAACGATAGCGATCTGGAATTTTGGTCGCCGGCTACGTCATCCTCGGTGATAGCCGCTCCCATAGGGTGCGGGGTGATTTGGGTTGCTAACCACAACACCGGAAACCATGCTGCTCGTATAGTAGTTGGTGACGAGTCGTACATGCTTTGGTGGGGGTAGGAGTAGCTAGTGAAACCGACTGAAAGATATGCCTGGGAGCTACTCAATGCGCCGTTGCGGTTCAATGAGGTCGGGGCTCCTGCCGCTGCACAAATCGGAGACAACACCCTTGCGCTCTACGCGAAGGACCGCGTTGGTGTAAGTGGGCTGTACTACATGGACGACGCTGGTGTGGAGCATGATCTTGGCGCAATTGGCGCTGGAGCCGAAGCCCTCACCCGCGTGAACGACACGAACGTCACGCTAACCCTGGGCGGAAGCCCCACCATCGCGCTCCTCAAAGCCACAAGCCTCACCCTTGGGTGGACAGGCACGCTGTCAGCGGCACGTGGAGGCACGGGCGTGGGCTCTTTGGGCAACGTCACGGCTGGAAGCTCTAAGATCAGTCTTGGCGGCACGCCTACGGGAGCCTCGATCCTCTCCTTCAGCATCGACGTGGTAGAGGCTAACCTTACGCATAACAGCCTCGGTGGGCTCACCACAGGCGACCCGCACACGCAGTATCTTCTGGTGGCCGGCACGAGAGCCCTTACGGGTGATTGGGATGCAGGCAGCTTCGAGATACGTGCTCAGACGTTCGAGTCAGACGTTGCCACAGGCACCGCTCCGCTTGTGATCGCCAGCACTACGAAGGTGGCGAATCTGAATGCCGATCTGCTTGACGACCAAAGCGGAGCCTACTATCTGGACAGCGCCAACTTCACGGGCACGGATTGGGACGATCTCACTGACGGCGGTGAGACGAGCCTTCATTCCCACTCGGGTAGCGGAAGCAGCGGTAGTTCCGGTGGTGGGCATCTTCATGGCATCACGCGGTTGACGGCAGATGGCTCCACGACAGTGTTCAATCTCCTCGACATAGCGGAGTATATTGAGTTGGCGTTCGATAATGGCTCGTTGATGGACCCTTTGAACTACACGTTGTCAGCTGACGGATCGCAGATCGCGTATGCTGTGGCTCCGACAGCGGCTCACTTTATCGAAGTCAACTACGTCATCGCAGGTCTATAATGAGCACACCCAAAACAATCTGGCACAGCGACACCGAATATCTGACGCTGGACGACCACACGCAATACGCGCTCCTCGCAGGACGGAGCGGAGGGCAGACGCTCAAGGGTGGTACGGGAAGCGGTGACGATCTCACGTTGCAGAGCACGAACCATGCCACGAAGGGGGACATCCTATTTGGCATCGGGGCCTACAAGGAAGCCACTGACATACTGGTGCTAGGTAGCACCACTCCAGACACGCAGGCTGCGCGGCTTAGCATTGCCGGAACGATCACAAACAACACAGGCAATCATGCAGCGGCTTCAATAACGGCTACCTTAGCGGGCAGCGCGGGTGGCGGCGCGGGGGCTATGTGGGGCATCAACCCCGCTCCGATCTTTACCCCTTCTGCTAGTATCACTGAAACCGCAGCGTTCCGTGTTGATTCCCAATGTAATCCGGCCGGTGGTGTGACAGTTACCAACCACTTCGGGGGGCGCTTCGTCACCTATGCGGGTTCCACAGCTGGAGCAATCTCAGGCATGATTGGGCTGCAACTTGTGCCTGTTTTTGGTGGAATTGATCCTACCAATACCTACGGCTTGTTAGTTGAAAACAATGGCAATGCTGGCACTACCACATCGATTGGTATCTACCTAGCATCAACTGCTGGCTCTACTAATAATTTCGACCTTGGGTTTGGCCGGGTGGACACCACAGCAGCCGGGGCTTACTATGGTAGGGTGCCGGTGCTCTACAACGGCTTGTTGAAATACATTCATATTTTCGATGCATAGGAGGGTAGATGGCTCAGCTTACCGTCACAGTGCCTGATTCAGCGGTGCCTAGAATACGCACGGCCATGGGGCACACCGATCTCGTAACACAGCTTTGGGTAGACGCAACGCAGGCAGAAGTGCTTGCTCGCATCAAGTCGTTCTTGAAAGAACAAGTGATCGGCTATGAGACAACGCAGGTAGCGATAGCAGACCGCAACACACGCTCTCAGGAGGTATGGTGATGGGTACGTTTGAAGAGTCAGTCACAAAACAACTTGGTGCGATGCTGATGCAGCTGTTACGCTTGGAGTATGAAAAGCAGCAGTTGTCGGTGAAAGTCGCAGAACTAGAGAAGGCGAAACCAGATGGCGAACACAGCGCTTAATCGCAGCGTCGTTGCACTACTGACCAACAAGTCTGGAGGCAACCTAGCCTACGGAGACGTTGTTGTCATCAGCACGGGCACGGCCTCGGCGTTCACCACCACAACCACGGGGGCCTACATCACGACAGGCGTTGGGGTCATCATCGAGCCCAACGGCATTGCCAATGATGCCACAGGCCTCGTAGCCACGGCTGGTTGGGTGCCGAAGGTGAATCTGAACACCGCGGCCACGCTCGGCCAGTTCATCAAGACACACACCGTAGCAGGGCAGGCCACGCCGCATTCGACAATCGCCTCTGGCGACTTTGGCTATGCGCTCGAAGCCTCGGCTACTCCCAAGGCTATACTGTTCGGTGGGCTAACCCCAACAGGCAGTGCTGGCATTGCAGACGGTGACAAGGGTGACATAACAGTGTCTTCAAGCGGCGCAGCGTGGGCTGTAGACTCTGGCGCGATCACTGTGGCAAAGCTTGCTACCCTCGCCAAGACGGGCGCGATAGAAGTGGTCATTGACGGGGGCGGGTCTGCGATCAGCACTGGCATCAAGGGTGACGTGGAGATACCCTTTGCGTTGACCATCACGCAAGCCACGCTCCTGGCAGACCAAAGTGGAAGCATCGTCATAGACATTTGGAAAGACACTTACGCGAACTTTCCACCGGATGTGGCGGACACGATCACCGCAGCAGCGAAGCCGACGATCTCAGCAGCGACAAAATCGCAAGACGCAACATTGACCGGCTGGACTACCTCGGTTAGCGCTGGTGACATTCTTCGGTTTAATGTAGACAGCGCCGCGACCGTCACCCGCGTCGTCCTATCGCTCAAGTACACGAAGGCTTAAAGGGGAACCATGGCAACCGTAAACATTGCATACGCAGCGTCCGCCACTATCACCGTCGCACCAGAGAACATCGCCAGCAGTTCGACATTTGTGGCTGGCGTAGAGTCAGCAGTCGTTGACAACACATCGAACAAATATGTCGATGCCATTGTAGGCGGGCTGTGGACAGTCGGCACGACTCCAACGGTAAACACCCAGGCTCTCATTTACGTGTTTAGTGTCTTGAATGACACACCCAACTACCCTGACGTTCTCGATGGCACGTCCAGCGCAGAGACGATCACCAGCGCTGGCGTAGGACGTGGCTTCCTGAAGCTCGCGGCTGTCATAGACATTGACAGCACAACCAGTGACCGGGCCTATTACGTGACGTTCTCAGTGGCACAGTTGTTCGGAGGCGTGATGCCTTTGAAGTGGGGCATCTTTGTCACCCACAACTCGGGTGTCAACTCCAACTCTACTGCCGGCAACCACGTCTGGAAGTACACGGGTATCACTTATACGGTGGCTTAATGCTTAATGCACGTCCGGGCTGGAAGTATCGCCAGCCAAGCTTAGAGACAGAACTCAATCGTGGGCACCCGCTCGCCAGAGGCTTGCTAGGCATCTGGATAATGTCAGACATAAGGAGCATCGACACGGCAGCGAGTACCCTCACAGTGCCGCGCAACCGTGTCACGGGTGTTCCCACGACCAACTTAGGCAACCTAGCTAAGCCCCTCACCTATGATCCGGTTGGCGGTAGGGGTGTGGAATTTAAGTCTGGCGGGACGGTTGGATACTTCTCAACTGACGTAACGACTCCAGCTTCATCCGTCACCGTCTTCTGCATTCGAGCCGATCTTGGAGCGAATATACGAAGCATGTTTGGAACGTCCTCCAACTCGGGGCTCGGGACTTACGCTCCCTTTAATGACGGCACGATCTATTGGGATTTCGGTGGTAACGGCGGATCGAACCGAATCACCTGGGGTGGTTACTCTTCAAGCAGGGCAGTCCAGTTCTGGACCTTTGTGGCTGGAACAAAGGGCAACGCGATCTACATGAACGGGGTACAACGTGCGGTTGCAACCAGCGCCATCACGTCCACCCCGGCTGCTTTTAGGATATGCGGTGGTTATGAAGGCAACAACAATGAATGCCACATGTACGCCATTGGAATCTCTAATCGAGAATGGTCCGCAGAAGAAGTGGCCGCGTGGTATCGTGATCCTTACGGCATGTTCTTTCCTGAACCTTCTCCGCTCACATACTCATACCAGATAGTTGCCGGTGGTGGGGGTGGTGGTGGTGCAAAGTTTTCGTATATCTGGTTAGGCGACTAATTTCACAAGGAGAACTAAATGGCATCTACCCTCGGGATAGCCACCAAAGCAGCAAAGAACGCTGTCCAGCCTGGAGCGTCAAAGTCTAGCTCGGCAACCACATACTCCGATCCTACGCTTGCCAGCACCATCGCGCAGTCAGGCGCAGCGAACACACAGAACGCTTCTGCGAATCTGATGGACTTGCTTGGCAACCCTACGGCTAATTCTGCTTATCAGACTACGTTGCAGGGTATGCTGGCGGACATGCAGCCTTCCATCGATCAGGGCTACTCCGATCTGTCCGATGCATTTCGTAGGGCTGGCGCACAGCAGAGCGGAGCCTACGGTACGTCGCTTGCGCAGTATGCAACTGGTGTGGAGCGCAATCAGCTTGGAGCAGCGGCGGACGCCATGAAAGCAATTCTCCCGTCCCTAGTGTCAGGGTATAGTGGCATGGCTACGCAGAGCCCTTCGCTCCTAGAAGCATTGAAGCTCGGCAGTTCCACCAGCGCGTCACAGGCCTACGATCCTAACGCGGACAAACAAGAGCCCGGTCCTGGACAAGGACAGCGCTCTCTCACGGGGTTTAGCTCGGGCACGTTGCAATCGAAAACGTCCTACTAAAGGAAGATAGATGGATACACTGCAAGAGCTTCTAGCGAACATTAACAACCAGCAGGCTACTCAGCCCACGCCTGACAATCTGGAAACTCTCACAAGCCTTATCCGTCAGAACATGACGGCGGGCCTTGGGATTGGGCCTACCGGGAATGTGGGCTTCTTTAATCCTGAAGGCGGGAACGCTGCTAAGGCTCTCGGCTACGCCGGCCCTATGCGGGAGAGCGACAAGCCCTCGCTCATAGCCGCAGCGGATATCCCTGT